GGAAATAATGGAGATATCTGGTTTCAGGTTGAACCATAATATAATTGAGATAATACATGCCTATCTACAGATCAACAAGTTTAGTATATACAGGAACAGTTAGACTTTATACTGTTCCTGATGCTGTCGAAAGCGCAACTATCACGTATTCAATGTCTGGTGGTAGTGGTGGCGGTGGTGGTAATGACGATCCAGGAGTAGGTGGTAGTGGTGGTGCTGCTGGTTATATTAATGGATCATTTAATGTTGCTGGCGGTGACTTGGTAAAAGTTACAGTAGGTGGCGGTGGTGGTGCTGGAAGTAGTGGCAGTGGTGCTGGCGGTGGAACTAATGGTCAATCATACCAAGGATTTGAAGGCGGCAGAGGAGGTCAGTCTGGACCTAGTGGCTGGTCAGGTTCTGGCGGTGCTGGCGGTGGTGCAACCGTAATACTACTCACAAGAAAAGGTCAGGGTGAAATAATTGAAGCCGTTGCAGCAGGTGGTGGCGGTGGCGGTGGTGGCGGTCACACAGGTGATGTCGCTGGCAAATCCGCTGCAAATTATCCAGTCTCTGATCGAATCAATGGCGGTGTATCTACTGGACAAATGGGTGCTGACCACAATGGTGACGGTGGTGGCGGTGGCGGTGGCGGTGGCGGATTGAGTGCAGGTCTTGGTGGCGATCCAATCGATGGCGACGTTGGTGGTAATGCAGGTAATCAGGGTATCAGTTATGGTAACAATTATTTTTCAAGAACTGAATTAAATCAAAGTTATGTAACCAACGGTGGTATAGTATTTGACTCATACGATCTAGCTAGACTTGGTGCAGCAGCTGGTGCTGCTGATCATTATAGAGCACAAAATAGCGCTTATGGTGCATTTTTAAATGCACATGGCGTTTGGTATGATGAAGAGGCATATAATCGCACATGGGTAGTCAATTTTCCCACAAGTGGTAATTACATGTTTCAAGCCTCTTGGGATAACGCAGGGCGAATTTCTGTTGATGGTGTATCAATGGTTGAAAGATTCACTGGTGATGACGCTGGAACATATCGGAACGTAACTGAATCAACAAGATATGTCGCTGCAGGTTTTCGCAATGTTAATATGTACGCAGAAAATTATGGCGGTCCAGGATCTATTGGTTGTGTAATTACAGCACTTCCTACTAACGATGTAGTAAATTCTGGAATGCCTGGTGGGGTAAGAACTCAGCCAGGATTTTCTGGTTATGCGTATTTGGACATGAACGCAACCTTAAAAAAGGGCGTAAGAGTTAAAGTTAATGGTGCATGGACCACTACAAAAGAAATACATGTTAAGTTATCAGGTGTGTGGAAAAAAACAACACAAGTTTGGGCTAAAGTTAATGGAGTCTGGAAACCTGCGTTTATTCGAGGAGATGATTCTCTTAGTTTTGATTTTAGTTCTACCTCCACTGGATTTGGTGGTCCTGGTCTAGGAAGAGTAGATGCTTCTAGTGGCGGTCAAGCTGGTGGCGGTGGATGTAAAATTATCTGCACTAAACTTCATGAACTTGGATATCTACCAGATCATATCTACGAAGCTGATGAAAAATTTGGCGAGTGGTTAAGAACCAATGATCCATATGCTTACTATGGCTACATCAAGTGGGCATCCGTGGTAGTTGACTGGATGGACAAAGATGGTCCACAATGTATGTTTTGGATTCGTGATAAACAAAAACGTAATGATGCTCAACGTAACATGGCGATTTCATGGGCACGAAGAATTGCAACACCATGGGCACAGCATATGGCTTTCATAATGGGTGTTGAAAAACAAGACAACAAAGCTGGTCGTTTGATAATGAAAACTGGTATGTGGGTTAGTCGTATGATTGGTAAGTATACAAAAACTACAGAGCCAACTAAGAGTCCAGTTCTTGGGTATGTTATGTGGGCTACCTTCGGTGTATTCTGGTTATTAGCAGGAGTTAAGTAATGGGTATAACAATTGAACAATATTTAAAAGACAGAGAAGCCTGTCCTGTTTGTCGTGACCATGGTGCAGAAAAAATACAGCACTGCGTCACTGCACCATTGTCTCGTGAAGATAACTGCGTGATCTATAATTCTATTTGGTTCAATAAAGATCCACATGATAACGCAGACGTATTACTTCTTCAAAACTTAAGAGCAAGTATTTCAGAGGCTAAAGTACTTGAATATTACTATCGTTCAGATTTAATTGTTAAACATGTTAAAATTCTTGCAGGTAAAAATCAAGCAGATTTTTGGCAATACTACTACGAAAGATTTGTACAAGAAATAGTACAGTTGTTAAAGGCAGGAGATAATTCAACTGCATGTGATAAAATTTTTAAGATGTTAGATGAACTAGAAGCGGAACATGGCGAAATACTATAACAGTAATCCCAACCTTAAAGCTGCAGCAGTCTCTGTTCAATTCACTCAAGAGCAGGTTGAAGAGTATTTAAAGTGTAAGGCAGATCCTGTTTATTTTATCACCAACTTCTGCTACATCGTTACACTGGATCATGGTCTACAGAAATTTAATCTGTACCCTTGTCAGGTTAACAAAATCAACGTCATACACAACAACCGTAAGGTTATCCTTATGGAAGGTCGTCAGCAGGGTAAAACAACTACTTCTGCTGCGTACATCCTTTGGTATACTATCTTTCACTCTAGCAAAACTGTTGCCATCTTGGCCAACAAAGCTACAGCAGCACGAGAAGTGCTAAATAGATACCAAACGATGTATGAAAACTTGCCTACATGGCTTCAACAGGGTGTAACAACATGGAACAAAGGTGACATTGAATTAGAAAATGGTTCCAAAGTTTTTACCGCTGCAACTACTTCTTCTGGTATCCGTGGTAAGTCAGTTAACTTACTATACGTTGATGAGGCTGCAATTATTCCAAACACAGTGGCTGAACAGTTTTTTACTTCTGTTTACCCTACCATCTCTGCTGGTGAAACCACCAAAATTTTGTTAAGTTCAACCCCACTTGGATACAACCACTTCTGGAAATTCTGGAATGAAGCTGAGCATGGAAGAAATGGTTTTGTTAATTTGTTTATACCTTACACAGAAATACCAGGACGTGATGAAAAGTGGGCAGAAACTCAGCGTCGTTTGTTGGGTGATTTAAAGTATAACCAAGAGGTTCTTTGTAACTTTCTTGGATCTTCTTCAACACTTATCAATGCTGATGCTATTGCAAGATTGTCCTACGTTCCACCGATCAAATCGGTTAATGGATTGGACATTTATGAAGTGCCGATTGTAGGTAATGAAGAAGAAAAGACTAAACCCCATACCTACGTAATGGTAGCAGATACCGCTAAAGGTGTAGGTGGAGATTATTCAGCTTTTGTAATAATTGATGTAACAGAAGCCCCATATCGAGTGGTTGCTAAATATAGAGATAATAAGATTAGTCCTATGTTGTATCCTAATGTGATTTTTAAAGTTGCAAAAGAATACAATATGGCTTATGTTTTGATAGAGATCAATTCAAGCGAGCAGGTTGCTTCAATCCTTTATCAAGAATTAGAGTATGAGAATATATTGTTTGTGACTCGTTCCACTGGAGGTCAGATAGTTTCTGGAGGTTTCGGTGGTGGTAAAACTCAGTTAGGTGTGCAGACCGATAAGAAAATTAAACGTATCGGTTGTTCTAACTTTAAGTCGTTGGTTGAAGAAAGTAAACTGCTCATACCCGATGCAGACATTATTTCCGAGATTACTACGTTCATTGAAGTAAAGGGATCTTATTCTGCCGATGACGGATACCATGACGATTTAGTTATGCCTCTTGTGTTGTTTTCGTGGCTAACCACGAATCCATACTTCAAGGATTTAAATGATGTTAACCTAAGGAGCATTATGTATGAACAAAGAATTCAGTCAATCGAAAGCGAATTGACTCCATTCGGTTTCTATAATGATGGAAATGATGCTCAAGAACAAGTTTTAGCGAACTTCTAAAAAATCAAAAACCATAAATAAGATTACAGTATCGAGTTTGCTTTTTCTCAAGTAAAACGAATAACGTGTAATAAGGAGAATTACAATGCCTTTCCAATTAAGTCCAGGAGTAGCGGTAGTCGAGAAAGACTTTACCTCTATTATTCCATCAGTTGCTACCTCTCCAGGTGCTTTTGCTGGTGTCTTTCAATGGGGTCCAGTATTGGATCCTCTAGTCGTAACATCTGAGAATGTCCTTGCAGAGCGTTTTGGCAAACCAAATAGTAACCAAGACGTATTCAGTTCGTTTTTTACAGCTGCAAACTTTTTAAGTTATACAAATAACCTTTTGGTTGTTCGTGCTGATACAGCAAACCAGAAAAACGCTTCATGCGGTGGTTTTGTTTCTAGTATCACCCTTGGTAGTGGTGGTACTGGTTATCATGCAGGTACTACGACTGCTTCATTCAGTGCTCCACAAACAGCTGGTGGCACTCGTGCAACAGGTACAGTAACTGTTACTGCTGGTGTTTGCTCTGTTGCTATTACAAACCCAGGAACTGGTTACACTTCTGCACCAACTATTACAATAACTGATACAAACGCTACCCCAGGAACTGGTGCTACGTTTACTGCAGTTATTCAAACATTGACTGCACCAAAAATCAAGAATGTTGCTGATTATCAATCAGCTGCACAAGATGGTCAATTAACAGTTGGTCCGTTTGCTGCTAAATTCCCAGGAACTCTTGGCAATTCTTTGGCATTCTCTGTTGCTGATAGCACTTCTTTTGCAACATGGGAATATAGAGATTCCTTTGATACAGCGCCAGGAACTTCTTCTTATGCATCATCTGTTAATGGTGCCAATGATGAAATGCACATTATCATTATTGACCAAGAAGGTAAATGGACAGGTACTGCTGGTGCTATACTTGAGAAATACGCTTTTGTTTCTAAAGCATCCGATGCACGTAAATCTGATGGTACCAACAACTATTACAAAAACGTAATCAATTCAAATTCACGTTACCTATGGTGGACTGATCACCCAGTTGGATTAACAACATGGGGAACTGCTGCTGCTGGTGTTACATTTGAAACTCTTACAGTTGCACGTACATTGACACTTGTCGGTGGTGTTGACGATTTTGCAGCTACACAGGGTAACTACCAAGAAGGTTTTGCATTGTTGGCTAACGATGAGTTGTATGATATTGCATTGATCGCTACTGGTCGTGTTACAGCTGCAACAGTTGCTTACGTCATTAACAATATTGCTGAAGTGCGTAAAGACTGTATCGTGTTTGCTTCTCCAATTGATGTTACTGATGCTTCTATCATTACTGCAACAGGTTCTACTGGTGCAACAAAAATGACTGCTTATCGTGACACACTACCAAGCACCTCATACGCTGTTCTAGACTCTGGTTATAAGTATCAGTATGATCGTTACAATGATGCTTACCGTTATGTTCCATTGAATGGTGACATCGCTGGTATCTGTGCTCGCACAGATTACACTAATGATCCATGGTTCTCTCCAGGTGGTATGAATCGTGGTCAGGTTAAGAATGTCGTTAAGTTGGCATACAACCCAAGCAAAGTTGATCGTGACACATTGTACAAAAAGGGTATTAACCCAGTAGTTGCTTTCCCAGGACAGGGTACTGTCTTGTTTGGAGATAAAACTCTGTTGGCTGCTCCAAGTGCATTTGATCGCATCAATGTGCGTCGTTTGTTTATCGTTCTCGAGAAGTCTGTTGCTACTGCAGCTAAGTTCCAATTGTTCGAATTCAACGATGGCTTTACTCGTGCTCAGTTCAAGAATTTGATCGAGCCATTCCTGCGTGATGTTCAGGGTCGTCGTGGTATCACTGATTTCCGTGTTAAGTGTGATGACACAAATAACACTGGTGAAGTTATTGACCGTAACGAATTCGTTGCCGACATCTTCATTAAACCAAATCGTTCTATCAACTTCATCACCCTTAACTTTGTTGCTGCTCGTTCTTCGATCAGCTTCAACGAAATTGGTGCCTAATTATTTAAGCAGGGGTCTTCGGATCCCTACTAAATATAAAGAACAGAATGCCCCAAGGAGATAATTAAATGGCAAATATTTCAGATTTTAAAGCGCAATTAACTGGTGGTGGCGCACGTGCCAACCAGTTTTATGTGCAACTAACATTCCCAACTTACGTTACGTTGGGTATCGTTGCAGGACAACAGGCTCAATTCCTGTGCAAGTCTGCTCAACTACCAGCTTCCACTATTGAAAACTTCGGTGTTCAGTATCGTGGTCGTGCAGTAAACTTTGCTGGCGAGCGTAGCTTTGCACCATGGTCAGTTCAGATCTATAACGACACAAACTTCAATATCCGTAATGCTCTTGAGCAGTGGTCCAACGGTATTCAGAATTTGATTGGCACAAATGGATTGACAAATCCAGCTGCTTATCAGGTTGACCTTTCAGTTAACCAACTCGACCGTAATGGTGCAGTTATCAAGTCTTATACTTTTGTTGACGCTTATCCAACTGAAGTTGGTACAATTGAATTGGATTATGATACAGTTAATGCAATCGAAACATTCCCACTGACATTCCAATACAACTATTGGACTTCTAATACATCAACTGGTGCCAATGGTGGCTTCGGTGTTAATACTACCATTAACACACCAATCGGTTCTTTCCCACTTTAATCGGGAGAACCCTTTCGAGGGTAATACATAATGCAGTTATTTGGATTCGAAATAAAACGCAAGCAGGAAAAGGAACTACAATCAATAGTTCCTCCTTCTTATGATGATGGCGCAACAGTTGTTAACTCAGCTGCTGCACATTATGGCATGGTCATGGATCTTGAAGGTATTATCAAGACCGAGAATGACCTTATTCGTCGTTATAGAGAAATTTCGCAGTATGCTGACTGCGATTCAGCCATTGAGGACATCGTTAATGAAGCGATCATTGCTGAAGAAGACAAACAAGCAGTAGAAGTTGTACTTGATGATTTAAAAGTATCTGAGAGTATCAAGAAAAAGATTCGTGAAGAATTTGATCATGTGCTTTGGTTATTGGATTTTGATAACAGAGGACATGATATATTCCGTCAATGGTATGTTGATGGTCGTGTATTCTACAACGTAATGCTTGATCCAAACAATGCTAAACAGGGCATTCAAGAACTTCGTTATATCGACCCACGAAAGATTCGTCGTATCAAACATGTCGAAAAGGCAAAGTCTGATAAGGGTGTCGAGTTAATTAAAGCTGTAGAGGAATATTACCTTTACAATGACAAGGGAATCACTGAGCAAAGTATGCAAGGTGTTAAGATGTCCCTTGATTCAGTAGTGTTTACACCTTCTGGTCGTGTTGATCAGAATACTGGAATGACACTGAGTTACTTGCACAAAGCAATTAAGCCAGTGAATCAGTTGAAGATGATGGAAGATGCATTGGTTATCTACCGTATCTCTCGTGCTCCAGAACGTAGAATTTTTTATATTGACGTTGGTAATCTGCCAAAGCTAAAAGCTGAACAGTATGTCAACGACATTATGAACAAGTTTAGAAACAAAGTAGTTTATGATGCAACCACTGGTGAAGTGCGTGATGATCGTAAACATATGTCTATGATGGAAGATTTCTGGATGCCACGTCGTGAAGGTGGCAAAGGAACAGAGATTACAACTCTTCCTGGTGGACAAACTCTCGGTCAAATTGAAGACATTCAGTATTTCCAGAACAAGTTGTTCCAAGCACTGAATGTACCAGTCACAAGACTTCGCCCAGATCAGTCGTTTAATCTAGGTCGATCATCAGAAATTACTCGTGATGAAATTAAGTTTAATAAATTCATCCAACGTATTCGTAAGAAATTTTCTCACTTATTCCTTGACATTCTTCGTGTTCAGTTGATTGCAAAAGGTATTATTCGTGCAGACGAATGGAATGATATGACAAAACAAATTGGTTTTGACTATCAGAAAGATAACTATTACTCTGAAGTTAAAGACTCTGAGATTCTTACAGGTCGTTTGAATCAGTTGCAGTTGGTAGAACCATACGTAAGTAAGTACTACTCTGAAGCATGGATTCGTAAGAATGTTTTGCATCAAACTGATGATGACATTGAACAGATCGATAAAGATATTATAGAAGAAAAAGAAAAGATTGCTGAGAGACAGGCTGATCAACAAGAACGTGCAGCTGCTCAGGGATCTATGAATATGCAACCCGAACAACCACAGAATGGAGAAACGCAATGAGCGAATCAGTGAAGAACTTAATTACCGCAATTTCAAGCGGAAGTGCAATTGATACAGAAAATGCTTTCAATGCAGCCATGGCTGAAAAGATTTCTGTTAAACTTGATGATATGCGTCAAGAAGTTGCAACTAATATGTTTAAAACAGCAGAAGCTGTAGAAGAAACAACAGACACCGATGAGTAAACCTTTTAGCGTATTAAGATCTAAACTCTTCGAAAGTCTCGGAGTGTTGGACAAATACACATGCTATGATAGTGATGTCACTGTCGGCAAGGATTACTCGTTGACCATCAATGGTCATAAGTTAGAAGAGAACTTTGAAAGTTTGGAAGAAGCGAAAACATACGCCAAACGATACGTTGAAAATCAAAAATTACTAGAAGATATTAATACGACAATACCAGAAGAAAAAGTAGCACATTATATTCGACAGTTTCATAATGTAGATAAAATTACAGATACGCTTATTGAATCATATATTGAACTCGCTTCTTCCAATTTATTTTCAGTTGACCCTGTTGTTGTTGCTATTAAGGAACGATCAGCAGTGGAGTTTAGCGGTAAGTTAGAGTATCAGTTAGCCGATGGTAACATCGTTGCAATAAATGAAGATACTCAAGAAACCCTAAATAACTTATTACAAGACAAACCAGAGATTGTTGATTACATGCGTGAAAGTAAAAACAATTTCATGAGAATACTAAGAGAGATCTAAAATGGCTGTTACAAAAACCGTACTTAAAAAAGCCCATCAAGAGGCAGTAGTAAAAGTTGCAGGAACTGCAGCATCGGCTACCATCTCTCTTGCAAGCGATCTACTTCATACTAATCAGGTATTGATTGGTGGTGGAACACCTACTGTTAATATCGTTGGTGCTCATTGGACTGGTGCTGCCAATTCAACAATTACCGTAGTTCGTAATAGTGTTACCATTCTTTCAATAGTGGCTGATCAACCAAACAACTTTGACTTTGAAGGTCTTGGTTTCGTTGATACTATTGGTAACACTAGCGATATCGTTGTAACGATTGCTGGCGCTGAAGCAGCTTTATATCTACGACTACGTAAGGTTGATGGATATGATACCAAAATTGAAACTGGTATCTATGGTTCATACGATGATGAAACACGTGTTGGTGCTAAGACTAGCGTAACTGGTAGTCCAGACTACGTTGCACCATAAGGACAAGCCATGAAACTTATTAGAGAAGTTTACGACACAATTAACATCGTTACCGAGGGAAGTCTCGGTAAAGGTAAAGATTACTTTATTGAAGGTATTTTCCTTCAAGCAGAATTAGTAAATCGCAATGGACGTATGTATACCGAAAAGGTAATGGACAAAGAAGTCCAGCGTTATTGCGAACAATACATTGATAAAAATCGTGCTTATGGTGAGTTGGGTCACCCAGACAGTCCTTCAATCAACCTTGATCGTGTTTCACATATGATCGTTTCGTTGAGAAAAGAAGGAACCAACTACATCGGGAAAGCAAAAATTCTAGACACACCAATGGGTAAGATTGCAAAAGGTCTTCTTGATGGTGGCGCAAATCTTGGCGTTTCTAGTCGTGCACTTGGATCACTTAAAACTAACAGTGAAGGTGTCCAAATTGTTCAAGACGATTTCATGCTGTCAACAGCAGCCGACATCGTAGCCGACCCTTCTGCTCCAGATGCTTTCGTTCGAGGCATTATGGAAAATAAGGAATGGGTTTTTGTTGATGGAAAATATGTGCAAAAGAATATAGAAGAAGTTAAAGCTGCGCTTAAAAGAACTTCTTCTTCAGGTCTTAACGAAGCTAAGTTAAGTGCTTTCCAGCACTTCTTGGGTAAAATTCGCTAAATAATAAATAATCAAATAGAACTCATCCAGTTAACAGGAGATACAGATGTCTATCGAAAGAAAAATCGCTGAATTACTCGCTGAAGCAAAAACGCTTCAAGAGGAAACAACAGAAGTCGTAGTTGAAGAAACAACAGAAGAAGTTGTTGAAGAAACAACACAGGCTACAGAAATTGCAACTGAAGAAGTTGTAGCTGAACAAGTTACAGAAGAAAAAGCTGCTCGTGAGATTACAGTTGACGTTACTGAAGACGTTGCTGCTCTTACTAATGGTGAAGACCTTTCTGAGGAATTCAAAACCAAAGCTGCTACAATCTTCGAAGCTGCAGTTATTACACGTGTAAAAGCGGAAGTAACTAAACTGCAAGAAGAGTTTGATAATCAACTTAATGAAAAGGTTGAAGAATTCAAAGAGGGATTAGTTGAAAAAGTTGATGGATATCTCAACTACATAGTTGAGCAGTGGATTGCACAGAATGAGATTGCCCTTGAATCTGGTATGAAGTCTGAAATTCTTGAGAGTTTCGTCCAGGGACTTAAAGGTGTTTTTGAAGAACACTATATTGACGTTCCAGAAGAAAAATTTGATGTGCTAGGTGACATGCAAGAGAAACTTGAACAACTTGAATCAAAGTTGAACGAGACTGTTGCAACTAATGTTGACCTTACTAAGCAAATTAATGAACAGAAGCGTATTGCTTCTGTGATTGAAGCTGCAGATGGATTGGCTGATACTGATGTAGAAAAGTTCAAAGGTCTTGCCGAAGAACTTACATATGAAGATGCTGAGTCCTTCAAGAAGAAACTCCAGACAATTCGTGAAAATTACTTTACTAACAAATCAACTACATTAGTTGAGTCAGTAGTTACAGATTCTCCAGTTATCACTGAAGAATACAAAGCTGTTGATCCAACAATGAAGTCTTATTTGTCCGTTCTGAACTCCATTAAAAAATAATCTAAAAGGATTTAAAAATGACAACACGTCAACAATTAATCGAAAAATGGTCTCCGATCCTCAATCATGAGGGTGTTGCACCAATCACAAACAGCTACCGTAAAGAAGTTACAGCTGTTCTCCTAGAAAACACAGAGCGTGCATTGCGTGAAGAAAAGCAAGCATTGTTCGAGACCCATGCTAACGGCACTGGTGGCGCAATCGGCACACTTGGTGGCGGTTCTGCTGGTGATGGCGGTGGTGTTACTGGTTTCGACCCAGTATTGATCAGCTTGGTTCGTCGTTCTGCTCCACAGATGATCGCTTATGACATCTGCGGTGTTCAGCCAATGACACAACCAACTGGTTTGATCTTCGCAATGAAGAGCCGTTATGCTACACAAACTGGTACTGAAGCATTGTTCAACGAAGCAGACACATTGTTCTCTGGTACTGGTGACCGTGATGGCGGTACTGCTGGTTATCAGGGTGCACGTGGTAACAACCCATACGATAGCAACTACGATATCGGTCGTGGTCAATCCACTACTACAGCTGAAGCTGGTACTACTTTCAACGAAATGGCATTCTCAATCGAGAAGACCAGCGTTGTTGCTAAGAGCCGTCAGTTGAAGGCAGAGTACACAATCGAATTGGCACAAGACTTGAAATCAGTTCATGGTCTTGACGCTGAAGGCGAATTGTCAAACATTCTTTCTACAGAAATCTTGGCTGAAATTAACCGTGAAGTTATCCGTACAATCTACACCTCTGCTAAAGTTGGTGCACAACAAGGTACTGCTACTGCTGGTACTTTTGACTTGGACGTTGACTCAAATGGTCGTTGGTCTGTTGAGAAATTCAAAGGTCTCTTGTTCCAAATCGAACGTGAAGCAAACGCCATTGGCCAAGCAACACGTCGTGGCAAGGGTAACTTCATTGTTTGCTCAAGCGACGTAGCTTCTGCATTGGCAATGGCTGGTGTTCTTGACTATGCTCCAGCATTGTCTACAAGCCTAAATGTTGATGAAACATCTACAGTGTTTGCTGGCGTGTTGAATGGTCGTTACAAAGTGTATGTTGATCCATATACCGTTGCTAACGCTTCAGCTGGTACTGGTCAACAGTTCTTCATGGCTGGTTACAAAGGCACTTCTGCTTTTGACGCTGGTGTGTTCTACTGCCCATACGTTCCACTTCAGTTGGTTCGTGCAGTTGACCCATCTACATTCCAACCAAAGATTGGTTTCAAGACTCGCTACGGCATGGTCGCAAACCCATTCACTTCGTTGGATGCAGCTGGCGATGGCTTGGCTTCTGGTAACAACTACTACTACCGTAAAGTACGTGTTAACAACTTGATGTAATCCATCAGGTAGGGAAACCTACGGAAGATAGGTACTTAAAAGGGGGACAGAAATGTCTCCCTTTTTTTCTTTATAAATAACTGTATGAACACGATAATTACTACACCACCAAACATCAATCCATTGAATCCGAATGGGTATCGTTTTGCCATTCAGAAACTACCAGCACTAACGTATTTTTCTCAGCAGGTAAATCTGCCAGGAATTACGCTGGGTGAACCTGAATTTGCAAACCCATTTGCTTCTGTTCCTATTCCAGGAGACAGGCTAACGTATGATGCTCTTACGCTAGAGTTTCTTGTTGATGAAGACATGAAGAACTACCTTGCTGTTTATAACTGGATTGTGGCACTTGGCTTTCCGCAAACTTATCAGCAATATATTAACTTGGTTAGCCAAGATGAAGTAAGTGTGCTGAATGAACTTTCTACCAACTACTCTGATGGAACTTTGCAAATACTTGACAACAATAATCTTGTTTCTAGAACAGTACGCTTTGTTGATATGTTCCCAACATCTTTGGAATCTCTAACATTCCAATCTACCAACACTGATGTAAACTATCTTGTTGGAAGAGCAACCTTCCGCTTTTCTTATTACGAATTTGTAACATCTTGACATTTACAATGTTTTGAGGTATAATGGGTGAAAACACCCATGGAGTTATTATGAATATTGAACAGCTACAAGAAGAGTGGGACAACGATACCCATATAGACGACAACCATCTTGATCGTGAAGCGATTAGGACAAGTCAACTACATGCAAAATATCTACGTCATCTTATCCAATCAAAGTTAAAGTTGGCCAAGATGCGAGCAGATTACAATACATTGCGTCAGGCTAAGTTTCGCTACTATCGTGGTGAGATGGGTCGTGACGAATTATCGGAACGTGAGTGGAATCAATGGCAGGGTGTCAAGCCACTTAAGAACGAGATGGATGAATTCCTTACAGGCGATTCCGATCTCAATTTGTTAAATACTAAAATCGAATACATCGCAACGATGGTATACATGCTTGAATCAGTTCTCACTCAGGTTAAGTCCAGAGACTGGCAGATTCGTTCAGCAGTTGATTTTAAGAAGTTTGTTGCTGGTGGCTAATGAAAATAACGATTGAAAAAGTAAACCACGTTCACCTAAGAGTTTTCTCAGATCCTTCTGTTGAACAAGAACTCTCGGATTTCTTTACGTATGAATATCCAGGTGCTAGGTTTACACCACAGTATAAAGCAAGACTGTGGGACGGCAAAGTCCGTATGTACGATATGTATCGCAAGTCTCTATACGTTGGCTTACTACGTTATGTGCAAGAGTTTGCAGAACGCAACAAGTATGAATTACAATACGTCAATAACGTAGTCACTACCACTGACATAACACCAGAGCAGGTTATGGAATACGCCAAGTGGTTGAATCCGATGGGTCATGGCAAACCTATTGAGATTCGTGACTATCAGGTAGAAGCAGTAACAGAAGCGATTCGCAATGAACGCATTCTACTGCTATCTCCAACTGCCTCAGGCAAATCCTTTATCATCTACACAACAATGCGTCACCATCTAGAAGCTGGTCGCAAGTGTATCATTATCGTTCCAACAACATCGTTGGTTGAGCAGTTGTTTGCGGACTTTGAAGACTACTCATCTGCCAATGGTTGGAAACCTTCTTATCATTGCCAAAAACTTTACTCTGGTTTTAGTAAGGACTTTACCAAGGATGTTCTTATTACCACATGGCAGTCTGTCTATCTCCAACCCAAGTCATGGTTTCAAAACTTCGATGTAATCTTTGGAGATGAAGCACATCAGTTTAAAGCCAAGTCTCTTACCACTGTAATGGAAAAGATGGATCAGGTACAATACCGAGTGGGAACTACAGGTACGCTAGACAACAAAAAGATTCATCGACTAGTTCTTGAAGGTATGTTTGGTCCAGTGCACCGAGTAACCACTACCAAAGAGTTAATGGATACTAATCGACTTGCAACACTAAATATTACTTGTATACTGTTAAAGTACGATGACCCAACCAGACAGAGTAGGAACAAAAATTTGTATCAAGACGAGATGTCTTTCATTGTTTCTAATGAAAAACGCAACAATTTTATACGAAATTTGGCATTAAATTGCAAGGGTAATACCTTGGTCCTCTTTCAATATGTAGAGAAGCATGGGAAAGTGTTGCATGAACTTATACAAGAAAAAGCGCATGATGAAAGAAAGATATTCTTTGTTTTCGGTGGTACTGCTACAAGTGATAGAGAAGCAATTCGTCATATTACTGAAAGCGAGTCAGATGCTATTATTATTGCGTCATACGGGACTTTTTCCACTGGTATTAACATACCCTCGTTGGAGAATGTTATATTTGCTTCTCCAACAAAAAGTAAAATCCGTAACCTTCAATCAATAGGTCGTGGGTTAAGACTTAAGAATGGTAAGACTGAATGCAATCTATATGACTTAGCGGACGATTTGCATTGGAAGTCATGGAAGAATCATACATTGAATCACTTTGCAGAACGTGTTAAAACCTACGCAGAAGAAAAATTCACATATAAGTTAGTTGAGGTAAACATATGATGCTAGAACCAGATCAAGAATATGTTATCATTAAATTGGTAAGCGGTGAACAACTCATGGGTGTTTGTACAGAGGAAACTGACAACGATATAACTGTTATGTTTCCAATGGCATTAAAACAATATCCCGTACAACGTGAAGATGGA